CAGCACTTGAAGCTGTACCTGATGTAGTAACTACACCTGGTGTTGCAATAGATGCAACATTAATTGTAAATATATTAGCTGTTTTAATTTCTTGGATCTCAAATTCTTGTGACATATTAGAATTTGAAATATTAACAACGTTGACTCCTGTAACCCCTGAAAATGTAACAAAGTCTCCTGCTACCGCTCCATTAGAAGTTGCTGTAACATCCACGATCGTCGTTCCGGAAGTAAAGGAAAACACAGCGGGGATAGTTGTTGATAAAGGTGTAATGTCGTAAAAGTTGTTATCATAATATAAATATAGTTTTCTATCTGTTCCAATGGCTGCTAATGAGTCACCAGCTAAATCTGTATAAGTGTGAATGTCTCGCGCAACGCCTATTAAGTTGTTACCTACAGCAGGAGACCATCCACCTATCTTTTCAGGAACTCCGTATCTAAAACGAACCATATCACAATCAACCCAACCGCCTTCGGCTCCATATTGAGTATTTTGCTTATCTATTCCTGGCTTAAATTGTAATTTGCTTAATGGCATAGCTATCCTTATACCACCAGATTTGTTGATTTACACTATTTTAGTGAATGGTGGTAATCCTAACAGAGGTCTTTTATCATATAAATTGGAATCTGCAAACTGTCCATTTACATGATTATAATGCAAGAAAACTTGCGCACAAGTATTGCCTGTAAATTCTTCTCTCCAATGTTCTAATTCACAACCAGAATACACCAACATATCACCCGGTTCCAGATCCACTTTAATTCCTTCTAAATAGATGGCCCAAGGATCTCCTCCAAGATTTAATGTTGTAGATATTTCACAAGATGGTCTATCTTTATGTTTAGCTAATACAGATCCTTTTTCATAGATTCTTGCATAAGAATAAGTTGGAATTAAATTAAGTCCTGTCTCTTTCATCATAATAGGCATAACTTTCATTAGTAATGTTTCCATTACAAAGTCTGCATAATGAGAATATACATTTGGAACCTGTTGATCTTTCCAAGTACCAAATAATGAATTTTCTGCTACTAGATTATTTGAATACATAAAGTGAACAGCATCTCGTTTAAGTAAAAAATAATTAAATATAAAATTAGCAAGATCATAAGATACTGCTTTTTTAATCACTTGAAATTTGTTCTGGGCGAAACTCATAGATTATTCTCTTTTAATAGATTATTTACTTCATTTATATTCTGACCATAAACTTTTAACATATCTTCATCATAAATAAAGTATGGTTTTTCAAAAGGATGATGTTTTAAAGTAAGAACATTAACAACTTGCATGAATTTAGCCTCGCGCGCATCCGATGGTTTATAACATAAAGTTGCATCATACTGCTTACGCTGTAATTCTAAATATCTATTTGTCCCTGTTTGAATTACATTTTCATTAAAAGGATGTAAAACAATTGGGCATAATAATCCTAATTCTTCCATTTGACCTTTAACTCTTTTAACAGATCTCTCTATTGGTTTGTGAGTTAAACTTAAATCTTTAAGTTGTTTCATTATAAGTCTATTTTTAAATAGTTGGTATTTTGGATAAGCAATCTTATCCATTATACAAACATTCCTTTTTGTAAAAAATTAAAAGACACTGATATTCTAATATCATTAGATTGATTTGTATCTACACAATGATTTAACCATGAAGGAAACATAATTAATCTTCCAGCAATTGGTTCAAAGTGAACTTCATTCCATAAATGTTTAGGAAGCTGTCCTTGTTTTCGTTTTGGTCTTGATATGTTAATACAAGGTTTTGGATCTTCTACTTTTAAATGTCCGCTGTTAATAGGAGCTTTAATATAATAAACTCCAGACCATAATGAATTAGGATGAGTATGTGCTCTATTATATCCACCTGGAGGATTAATATTGGCCCACATGTTTCCAAGAAAAGGTTCATTATCTAATAATTCATCATTGTAAATAAAATGCTGTGCTTGATGTAATAGATCTACCAACATTTTATATTCTGGTTTTAAATGCATATCTGTTGGAGAATGCCAACCATTTACATTAGTCTTTTGAACTCCTTTATCTTGTCTAGACCAATTAATAATATTTTGTTCTAATTGTGCATTAAATTCAGGAGTGCCTACGTCTTTAACGTAAATAGGTGTTGCAAAATATAATTCTCTGTTCATCTAAATGAAGGACCCCCAAACCACATAACAAGTGATCTTCTAATACCTTTAGTAATTGGAACAACTCTATGTCTAATAAAAGATGCAAAGAAAATAGCTTGACCTTGTTTAGGTCTTGCAATTTTACCATCTGACATTAATTCAAGTCCACCACCTTCAAATTCAGATTCATGAGATAATAAACATGTCATAGATATTTTTCGCACAGGTGGTTCTTTTGCACCATTAACATCTGAATCCATATGCCAGTCATAAAATCCACCTGCTGGATATTCTGTATATTGAGCTTGTTCTGTAATTTGCACTCCATCAAAACCAAAATGATTAGCATTGGTTCTTCTTATTTGGTTATCAATAATTTTATACATTTCAGGAAGTTTATTAAATGGAATCCAACTAATGTGAGAAGTTCTAACTTTTGTATCTATAGTTCCTCCTTCTTTTGCACCAACTTGTCCTAATTGTTGTGGTTCAGATTTACCTGCATTTATAATCATTTGACATTGTTCTGGTGTAAACAATGGAGTTGTTGTTTCAACTATTAAAGATTTCCAACGTGGTTCTGTTATTATCATTATGCTCCTCTATTTATAATTGGGTTATAAAGTACATCACAATTTGCAGCTAGTGTTCGTCTAGTATCATTTGTTCCATTAAATGGATAAACACAATGTCTCATATCATATGGAAATATATAAAAGTCTCTTAACTTCATCGGTGGTTGATAATCTACTTTTGCAAATTGACCAGATGATGCTCCAAGTATTTGTAATTTTCCATTTTGAGGTGTTTCAGATGCTGAATATTCAACCCCATAAGTATTAGGTAATTTTAAAACCATAACAGAAGATAAACCTGTAAATATATTTCCTTGATGAATATGAACTGGATTATATTCATTAGCTTTCATTTCATTAATCCATATTGAATTAATATGTGTTTTATAATCTATAATTTTATTAAAATCTAAATAATGATGAAATGCAGTTCTAAACCAATCTAATACATTTTTTGGAAATAGATTATGTCTTTTCATTTTAGATTCATCATCTCCATCATAAAATAAAGAATGTTCATCTTTTATTTTACCAATAAGTTGACGATTTGCCGGACTTAATTGATTAAACTTTTCTTCGTAAATTTGATTAATCCCTGTGAAAATATCTAAAGGAACTTCATATCGTAGGATAGATTGTCCTAAAAATATAAAATTAAAATTCATTGTCTTTCTCTATTTATTCTCTTTTCCGTATTGTATTTGTTCTTTATTATCGTATTTTAATTCACCTGATTGCTTTACTCTTTCAATAGTTTGTAATTGACCCATAGCGTTAAATACTTCTGGTTGAGAAGAACCTGGTGTTAATGATTTAACTTTGTTTAAATATACTTGATGATAAGACTCTAATTGATGTTGGTTAACATCTTTTGTATTAAAGCTACCATCATCAAACTCTAATTTTAATTTAGACCACATATTAATTTCTCTCATTCTATCTTTTGCAACTAATTCCATATTAGCTTTAGAATAAATCTTTTCATCTAAATCTATTTTAAAACATTCTAATTTATATTCATCAGTTTCAGTTTCTAGCTTTTTAGTAAGCCATTTAATTTTTGCATCATTTCTTCTGTATTCAAAAGATAAAGACATTAAATTTTCAAGAAATACATTTTGTTCTCTAACACATTGCCAATACTTTGCAGCTTTACTTGGATGTTTATTATCTTGTAATACGGATACTCTAGCTTCTGTTTCTGTTCTAAATATTTGTTTTTTAGTCCAAGTATCACGAAGTTCATCAACTAGACCTTTAAATGTTTTAAGATCTGTTGGTTCAAGAAGATTATTAAGGTGTGTTTCTTCTTGTTGAATAAGCGACTTTATATCTCTCTTCTCTGTCATTATGACTTATATATACTATTTTAAAGAGATGTAAAGGTCTACGAAGTAGCTAAAGTTACAGCTGCATTACCACCTGTAAATTCTTGTGTATTAGTAAGACTACCCTCTCCAGGAAAAGTAATACCTGATGTTTGAGTTCCTGCTCCTGAAAATTCTTGATTTCCAGTTATCATATTTGCTGCACTTACCCAACTTGTTCCGTCATATAATTCTGTACGGTTAGTAGTAGGAGCACCTTGTCCTCCAGCTGCTAAAGCAGCTGTTTGTAAACCTGCTCCTGCAAGATTATATCTTCCATTATTTAGATTTCCACCTGCTGTCCAACTTGTTCCATCGTATTCTTCTGTTGCATTAGGAGAATTTGGTTGCCCACCAAAAGCAACAGCTGTTGTTTGAGTTCCTGCTGCTGCCAAATTAGATCTTGCTACTGGTAAAGTTCCACCTGCCGTCCATGAAGTTCCGTTGTATTCTTCTACTTGATTATATGGAAGTGTATTTCCACCAACAGCTAAAGCAACTGTTTGAGTTCCACAACCTCCTAAACTTCCTCTTGCAGTTGTCATTGTTCCACCAGCTGTCCAAGATGTGCCATTATATTCTTCCGTAGCTCCCGTTGGAGTATTTCCACCAAAAGCTAAAGCTGTAGTTTGAGTTCCACAACCTGCTAAATAACCTCTTCCTGTAGCTAAACTTCCACCAGCTGTCCAACTTGTTCCATCGTATTCAAAAGCAGCTGTTTGAGGAACTTCATTTCCACCTGCAGATAAAGCTGCAGTTTGCGTTCCTGCTCCAGCAGTAGCTCTTTGACTAATAGGATAAACTCCACCCGTCGCCCAAGCCCCAACATCAGCATATGCTTTTAAAGTATTAGATGTAGTATTATACCAAATCTGTCCTATAGTTGGATTTGCTGGATCCGAGCTTACGATTAAAATATTTTGTCCTTGTATGTTTGTATACGTTGCCATGTTTATGTTCCTGTTACCGTTCTAGTTACAATAGTTGGTCCACCTGTAAATTCTTCTGTGGCGGTAGGGAAAGATTCTCCAGGAAAAGTAATAGCTGAAGTTTGAGTTCCTGCTCCTGAAAATTCTTGATTTCCATTTATCATATTTCCAGCTGTTGTCCAACTTGTTCCATTATATAATTCTGTTGATTTATTAAAAGAATAACCACCAGCAGCTAAAGCCGCTGTTTGTAAACCTGCTCCTGCTAA